TTAACTTACTGATTTTAATAATCCTCCCGTACTGTTCTCGTGGCTATGGGGCATCAATGGGGCAAAATCTGCCAGCTTCTGATTCAGCATTGCGATCTGCTCTGCGCTGCTGTCAGCCATCCATGCACCGTAAACATTGAACACCATCTGCGCGCTCGCATGCCCCATCTGACTGGCAATAAAACTCGGGTTTGCACCAGCAGATAATGACCAGCACGCATAGGTATGTCGTGACTGGTACGCCTTTCTGTGTCTGATCCCCGCGCGCTTTAGTGCCGCTTCCCATGAGTCGCCTACTGAATCGACCCGGTAGATAAATCCGACCTGCTTACTGCGTCTGACTACATGCGGGTTAAAGACGAATGTACACTCATGGTTCACCGAACGGCCGTACTCACGTAACTGCACTTCAATGTGATATTGCCTGCCCAGCCTTGTCATTTCAGCCTGATTTTTCAGGATACTGATTGCGGGCTGGATAAGATGCACTACTCGATCTGTGCTTGCCTCGGTTTTCGGTAGAGTGAACTCACCAAGTTTCGTATAATTACGCCTGACGGTAATTGTTCCCGCCTTCAGGTCGATATCTTCCCAGGCCAGGGAGACCAGTTCCCCGTGACGCATTCCTGTGTACACTGCTAATGACCACAGGTTTTTCGTCTGCTGATGCCGGCATGCATCTATCAGGCGAATAAATTCATCACGAGACAGAGGATCTGGTTCTGCCCTGGCTTTTTTCAGAGGCTTAATTCCCTCGAATGGGTTCACCTCTAAGTAACCGTGATCCGCAGCAAACTGAAACATTCCGGCCATTGTCGTCATGTAATAGTTCACGGTAACAACGCTTCGCCCTTTTGCCGGGACTTTGTTTTTCGTCGGATTCTGGTAACCAGTTAGCAAATCTTTCCTGAGATACAGCAATTCCTCTTTGGTTACTGCTGATACCAAGCGATTACCTCCGATCCTCGGCACCATATTCCTTGCGACAGACTCATAGCGATTGAATGCGTTCGCGCAGATTTCCATCCGTTTCAGATCCAGCCATTTTTCTTCAAGTTCTTTCACTGTAATGTCTTTTTTACTTACACCAAAAGCCTTGAGGTTAGGGGAGTCAGGAAACTGGGTTGCATAATCAAAGGTTCCTGTGCGGATGGCAAAACATACTGATGTCCGCAGTTCCCCGGCTATCTTCCTGTTCTTAGCGGTGTCAGGGACACCGAGACTTTCCCTGACACGCTTACCTTTAAAATTAAACCAGATGCGTAAAGTGCCACCGTGGTTTTCGACGCCTGTTGGATATGTGACTTTATCCATTGGTGTTACCTCCAGACGCCCAAGAGCGATACGAGCTTACCTTTTTCATGGCATCAAATCACCCTGGCTGCTTGCATTTCATTGAAGCGACCCAGGCATCTACAGCCTTTCTGTTATACATGCACTCACTGGACGGTTTTGGATTCCCGTCAGGCGAGACGTGGATATATTCCCTCCCAACCATCCAGCACTCTTTTCTGGCACGGAGGATGGTTCCGGGTTTGAGCCCGGTAACCGCGATCAGAACGCTTTCACAAACCCAATCGTTGGGAGCTAACTGGAAAATATTGCTCATAATTATTTCTCCATTATCCCGGCTGCACCCGGGGAAAACTTTAGCTGTTGCTGGTGGTTGGGATTAGTTTCTGCCAAATCTCTGAAACATATTTCGCCTGGTGGCGGGCATCAGCCAGTGCGTTATGTGCAACCCCATCAAATGGCATATCACGCTTAGGATCGAAACCTACAACTCTGCCCAATGTGACGATGGTTCTGACGTCGTGATCATTCCAAAATTGCCACGGGCAAACCTGGCCGGCACGCTCATATGCGCCGCGCAATATAACGTTGTCGAAAGTAGCTCCATTGCCCCAAACTTTTAAATATTTAGGGTTATCAGAATGCCGATTAATGAAATGGCTCAGTTCAGATAGGGCAGATGATATCGGCATCGCATCATCAACACAGATTGCTGATCGTGCTTCTGAGCTTTGTCTTAACCACCACAGAATAGTGTCACCATCCGGCACCGCTCCCTGCTCCATAGCGCTTTCAAGATTAATAGCGGTGTAAAACTCCTGACCCAGTTCACCACTTTGCGGATCGAAGAATACGGCACCAATGGAGACGATAGGGGCATTCGGTTTTTTGCCCATGGATTCGAGGTCGATCATTAAATTGTTCACGTTATACATTCTCCTGCTGCGGTGCTGCTGCGAAATGTTCGACACCTTTAGCCCAAATAGCTTTGATGGTCGTCCATGTGACAGGAACGGTGATTTCAATTCTTCCGCTTCCGTCGCAGGTTTCGCAATCATCATCACCAAAACACTCTGGGCAGTTTATAAATTTCGTTTCTGAAAACTCACCGGACAGCACTCTTTTTGCGCCGTTCTCAGCGGTTAGTTTCTTCGGGACCAGCACGTAACCATCCTGAGTTACCGGAGAGTTGCCAGCCTGAAGCATGGCGGCGCGGCAAGCATCATACGATTCACGCATCGCGTCTTTGACCCAACCAAGTGGCTTATCACCGCGAATTGCCAGCCATTCATCGAACGTTGGCACTACCGGCGCTGGAGGGGCGGCATAGAGTGGGGTCACCTTTACGCTATCCCAGGATAAATCCCTTGCTCGCTCCTCGTCATTGGTAACATGCCATTGATTTAGGTGGAACCATCGCCACGCCACAGGCTCAGAACCAAACGCCGAAATAGCCTCATCAATCACCTTCAATACATCAGCGAGAATGTAAGCTCTGTTCCCGCCGTTTGAGTACTGGGTATCATGTTGCAGGTGCTCGCGTATCTGGTGCAGGCGATCGACAGATACAGGACCGTGCACCGGGTGGTTTGTGCTTTTAGTCATTCCATGCCTCCAGCTCGTTCTGGATTTCCTCGTCGACCTCGTCATTTGTGGCATCTTCGTTCAGATAGTCGCGCGCCTCTTTGAGATACTGTTCACGGCGTTCGTGGTACCAGGCAGAGAACTCCGGCGACCACCCTCGATTAGCCCCCTGAAAATCTACCATCGCATTATCCTCTGCCATACGCTCGACCATGCAGTCGGCAGTTGTCAGGGCGCATTCCCGGATGTAACTGCGAAGGTGGTGCTTACGCCAGTACGGACTGTATTTTGAATCGCAGCGGCTTTTAAATTCGACAGTCCAGCGACGGATGCAACGTGCGTTCAGTGATTTACTCATTGTGTTGCTCCCTGTCTGGCTCTATTCAATAACTGGTTAAACATCATGGTTAGGCTGTTACTGCACCCAAATGGCATATCGTTAACACGGTATGTTGGAATGCCCTTGCGAACACCAGACTTCACGATCCTGCCAGTGGTAAAGAGTTGCGATAACGAACCAGCGATCGAAGCTGTTTTTTTGTTTAAACCCTTAGCTATTTCAGCGCTGGTGGCGTTGGGGTGAGCCTGGAGATATTCAAATACGGTCATGGCGTTTTACCTTTACGTTCCTGTTCCAGTTGCACCAGAGACTCTTTTAATGCTGCGAACGTAGCATCCAGTCTTGTGGCGACTTCGCGCATAAGCGGTGCATGCTTTGGTGGCAGTTCAGCAACGGAGGCAAAAGCCTCCGCAACGAGTTCTTTTACCTTCATGCGGCGCATTGGCGCAGCTCCGCCAGTTCGTTAAAGCGGTTCATGAACAGGCCATAGGCTTGACCAGGACGGAGAGGGATAACCTGAACGAGATCAGAGCAGGGAATACCTTCGAGAATTTCCCACTTCGAACCGTCATCGATTTCCAGATCACGGCGCTCGGTGGCTAACATGGTTAGATCGGCATATTTCACGACAGCAGCTTGTTCGAGAGAGATACCGAATTTAAAGCGGATAAGACCATCAACATAAGTTTCCATGCGTTGGTAGTCAGGTAACAGGGCTTTGAGCGGGGCAGGAATATCCTGGCAATATGCCTCCGCAGCGTCGTGCATCAGCGCTTCAAAGGCGAACTCTGGCGGCACAATCTGGCTTACAAGCACAGAGTGCTGGGCCACGCTGTAGAACTCTGGAAGATGCCCAGCGAATCGACAGATGTTGGAAAGAGCAGTCGCGATATCCTCAACATCGATATCGTCGATTGTGGCGGTCAGGTAGTTAAATTTTTTACCGGATAATGTCTGAATGTAGCTCATGGTTTTCTCCATATTGGCGCGCTGCACCGCGCAGATTTTGGTTGCACGAATCCCTCGCCGGTTGGCGATAATTAATGGAATTACGCTTCAATAAATCCCCGCGGCGCCGGGGATTTAATGCAGAGCAATTAGGCTTTAAAGTTACCGATGAAAGTTTCCACTGATTCACCTTCGAACTTGCTGATCAGCAAATCGCGGAATTCGTTGGCGATCTCTTCTTCCTGGGCTTCAAGTTGGACGATGCGCAAAACAAAGCAGGGTTCATCGCTGGTCAGCAGGCTGTTACGCAAGTTAAAGCGGCGTTCGCCCAGACCTTCATACGGCACACATTTGAACTCAAACGCCACAGGCATTACGTCTTTGCTGCTTGCTTCAACGCTTTGCATCAGCGATTTTTTACCAGCGAAATCACCAGTTTCATGGTCCTGCTGTGTTGCTTGCTGAATAGTGATACGACGCACAGCCTGAGCCGCCTGTGAAATCTGCATCGTATTGCCATCAGCATCAAACGCCAGCAGGTAATCGCTCCAGTCTTCCAGCCATTCAGCGATTTGCTTTTGCTTCAGACGTTGACCATCGATCTGCAGTAACGCGCGGAACGGGGCGGTTTTCTTCAGGGTGATTGAAGCAACGTTATCGGCGTGACCTGGATTATCCAGGGTGCCGATGTTGAACACTGAACGGGCGGTCATGTTGTCAGCGTCAATGAAGCAACGAGCTGGCTCACTGTCGCTGGCGTAACCTTTAGAATAACGTGCGAAGTCGTCAATACTGGTTGTGGTCATTGCGCCACGAAAGCGGAAACGCTCCAGAGAAAAGCGCTCGAGGCTTTCAACGCCAGTACCCTCTGGTAGTAATGCGGTCGGGCAAGCCAGGCCCTGAATATCATTCAGGTGATAACCGGAAAGAACCAGGTCTTTGACCTGCTTGAAGGTACCGCTGTCTAACTGAGACATAAAAATTCCTTATTAACTGATGATCAAAGTGGTATCAGTGAGTTTGTTGTTGCGGATCACTGAGCCGCTTTAAGCTTTCCATCCACCGCGCCAGTGATCCCGAACAGCTGACCCTGATCTTCCTGCAGGATGGTTAGCTTCCCGCCTTTGTTGACCCACATCGGGGTTTCGGTTGTGTCCTCTTCTGAGGCTTTACCACGCGGTGTTGGGGTGCTGTAGTTCAGCTTGTGCTTGATCTTGACGCGCTTCTCTTCAACGGAATTACCCATGCGCTCAAAATCAAATGTGAGGACTACTTTGCCTTTGTTGCCGTTGTTCAGAACGCCAAGCGCGGTGGTATTAAGTGCTGCCGCGATTTTGTTCATGAACACGCCGGCATCCAGTTCGCCAAGAAAATCTGGCACTACGGTCATGCGGTCATTACTCATAGTTTTACCCTCGTTAAGGCGGCTGCAACCGCCGAACTTTCTCCATACACAACAGAGAAGGGCACCTGCATTTGTAGGCGACTGCAACCGCCATCCTCTTGCCCGGGTGGATTGGGTTATGAGCCCGTCGCCCGGTGATGCCCTTTTCTGTTGTGCCCTGAAAAAGGCTGGCGGTTACCGGACAAGTGGGAAAACACCGGGCCGCCAGAACAGGGAGTTACTTGTTATTGCTTTGGCCTGCTTTTAACCACATCAGGCGCGGTGGTAGGTATCTTCGGGCGGGGTGCTAAGGGGGTGATTAGCCCTTGCCCTTAACACTCCTGCAGGTTTTGGTATTCCTGGCTTGGGTATCGCCACCAGCTATAGGAATTTGACTACGAGTTGCGGTTAATCAGACCGCGCCTCTGTTCCCCCTCCCGAAGACACCTGTCAGCGAATCATCCGGTTATTCATACGTCACCGGCGGCAACATCGTGGGCGTCCTGCCTATCCGCTGTTGATGAATTGAATATACCTATGAGTAATTTTTGTGTAAATACCTTTTGGTATATTTTTATTTACCTTAATAACAACTAATTGCTTTTAATTGAATTTTATTTAAGGAGGTGATGCGTGTTATGCTCAAAAAAACACCAGAGAGGGCTTGGTATGGAACGTGACGAACTGGAAGAAGACCGTGCGGCATTCATAGCTGGCGAGATTGGCGGCGCAGTTGTCGAATTGATAATCGGCGGAGTAGTTATTAACCGTGATGCGATTGTCGATTGTTTGGAAAGAAAACGACGTGCGGTGGGAAATGTGATCCACAAAGGTGTTCTGCGAGACGCCGCTGCGATGGTGAGAAAAGGGCAATAAAAACCCGGCTCAGTGGCCGGGTTATATGTTATTTCATAAAGTGTTAGGTCTGTATCAACTATCCAAAGATAGCAACTACAGTTTATTGTAAGCTATTGATTCATGGAGCAGAGCTTTACCCATGATATACAGTTGATCCTGATTTTCTTCAGTTATATACCAGTCTTTGTACACTGGATTATCGGACAGGACTGCAAGCTGCAAGCCCTGCATTTGTAATCGCTTCACATGGAAGTGTTGTCCGAAAACGAACGCATAAACACCGTCCACCTTGAAATTTCTTATCGAAATATCGAAAAACAACCTGTCACCAGATTGGATGGTTGGGCACATGCTGTCGCCATCTACAGTCATTACTTTAACTTCATCCTGAGAACGATTCCCGAAGAGTGAACGAGCGTGCTCAGTGGTGAACTCAATAGCGTGTAGAACCTCAACAAACTCAGAAATCATGAAAGACCCTGGACCAGCACTCACAGTAAGATCGAGAACTTCTACACGATAGGTGTCGATATTGCGGGTGGGTACATCAATATCCATATTTGAGGTTGGGCCTAGACCATCCAACCATCCTCTGCTGATTTTCAGCGCATCCTCGATCTGACGAGCCGCCTGTTCACCAATATTCCGCTTATTAGGTTTACCAACAGGGTAAAGCATCCGAGAGACAACAGTCGGATCAAGCCCTGCATTTTCAGCAAACTCTTTCTGTGTTTTATAGCGAGTTACCAACTCCTGCAGTTTGAGGCGTCGCAACTCGAAGATGTCAGGCGATTCATTTTTCATAATTCCATCTTACTTAAATTTACTTCAAGGTAAATGACCTGCGAGTATTGACATGTATTTACTTAAAGGTATATTTAATTTCCAAACATAGGAGGCGTGATGGAAACGTTAAGAAATTACCTAAACGCTTTGTCGCTCGAAAAACAGAGAGAATTTGCAGCACGATGCGAAACCTCTCTTGAGTACCTGCGTAAAGCCATTAGCAAAAAGCAAAAGTTGGGAGCTGCTCTATCTGTTTCTATCGAAACACAATCTGGCGGCTCAGTTAGTAGAAAAAATCTTCACCCGGATGATTGGGAAAAGATTTGGCCTGAACTGGAGCATAAAAAATCAGCGGCATGAAAGTAACCACAGAATTAAGGGGTTAACCGTGGGTAACGAACCAATTTGGAAAGTCGAACGTCAGCCAGCCTGGCTGGTGGTCGCGATTAAAAAGACGATTACCGATCTGCCTGGCGGGTATGCCGAGGCCGCGGAATGGTTGGGTGTGACAGAGAACGCATTATTTAACCGCCTTCGTGTTGACGGCGACCAGATATTCCCGCTGGGCTGGGCAATGGTTTTACAACGTGCTGGTGGCTCAACTCATATAGCTGATGCCGTTGCGCGCCATTCTCAGGGCGTATTTGTACCGCTGGCAGATGTTGATGATCTGGATAACGCCGATATCAACCAGCGCCTGATGGAATCCATCGAATGGATAGGCCGTCATTCTAATTTTGTACGTAAAGCCACGGCTGATGGGGTGATTGACGCAGATGAGCGAGCTCAGATTGAGGAAAACAGCTATCAGGTTATCGCGAAGTTCCAGGAGCACGTAACACTTCTTTATCGAGTTTTTTGTGTCGCTGAAAAGAGTGACGCCCGCGAGTGTGCAGCTCCGGGCGCCTTGGCGAACAACTCTTCGAGTATGGAGAAATAATCCGCATGAGCAGTTTAACGGCTTTTAACCGTCTACCGCAACTCAGGATGATCCAGGTTTCGGGTACTCCGTTGTTTCGGTATGAACGCAGATTATCAAACCGCTGGGTTCCGTGTAACCACAGTAGGGCGGTTTCAATTGTGGGGGTCTACAACCGGAGGGCAAAACGCCTGTGCGCGAACTTAACCGAAGGTTCAAAGACCACCGCGGAGTGCCAGTCCGTGTTATCCGCTGGGAGCCAGAAACACAGCGCGTTATCTATCTGCGTGATGGCTACCCGCACGAATGCTTCAGCCCACTTGAGCATTTCAGGCAAAAGTTCAGGGAGATAACGGACGATCATGAGCACTAAATTAACCGGCTACGTATGGGATGGTTGCGCGGCGTCGGGCATGAAGTTGTCTAGTGTCGCGATCATGGCTCGCCTCGCTGATTTCAGCAGCGATGAGGGCGTGTGCTGGCCGTCCATTGAAACTATTGCTCGCCAGCTTGGCGCAGGGCCGAGCACTATCAGAACGGCAATCGCAAAGCTTGAAAAAGATGGCTGGCTCACGCGTACACAGCGCCGTAATGGTAACCGTAATGCTTCGAACGTGTACCGCCTGAATGTGACGAAACTTCAGGCTGCCGCATTTTCTCAACTGTCAGATTCTGACACGTCAAAATCTGACGCATCAAAATTTGACGCCTCAAAAACTGACCCGTCGAAATCTGGCAAAAACGGCGGTTTTGACCCGTCAGAATCTGGCGGGGATCCGTCAGTAAAATCAACACAAGATCCACAAGTAACTTCAAAACCCTCTTGTCCGGTTGCGGCGCAACCAGACCCTGAAGTTGTGATTACCGACCAGGCAATTTTGGTTCTGACCCATTTGAACCAGATCAGCGGATCCAGGTATCAGAAATCCAAAACATCCCTGGAGAACATCCGCGCCCGGCTGCGTGAGGGATACAGCGTTGCAGACCTGCAACTCGTTATCGACCTGAAGCATGAGCACTGGCACGAGAACGACGAGCAGTACCAGTACATGCGGCCGGAAACGCTGTTTGGCCCGAAAAAGTTCGAGAGCTATCTGCAAAGTGCTACCCGCTGGGATCAGAAGGGACGGCCTAAACGCGCTGAATGGGGTGCGAAAAAGCGCGATGTGATGGCTTTTGGTCCGGTTGATACAACGATTCCAGAGGGGTTCAGAGGATGACGTTAAATAAATATTGCCATTCGCTGGCGGCACTACGTAGCCAACCAGCCCACGAATTGAAAGAAGTTGGCGATCAGTGGCGAACACCGGATCTGCTTTTTTGGGGGATCAACGCGCTATTTGGTCCATTAGTTTTGGACTTGTTTGCTGACGATGACAACGCGAAGTGCCCGGCATGGTACACCGCCGAAGATAATGCGCTGACACGGGACTGGTCTGAACGTCTTGCTGAACTGGGTGGCGCTGGTTATGGCAACCCACCATATAGCCGTTCGCAGTACCACGAGAAACAGGCGATCACTGGCATGACGCACATCATGAACTACGCAGCAACCCAGCGCGAAAAGGGTGGGCGTTATGTATTCCTGATAAAAGCTGCGCCGAGCGAAACGTGGTGGCCGGAAGATGCCGATCACATCGTATTCATCCGTGGGCGCATTGGGTTCGATCTGCCTGTGTGGTTTGTACCTGCTGACGAAAAACAGAAACCCACCAGCGCGTTTTTTGCCGGTGCTATAGCTGTCTTCGATAAGTCATGGCGTGGTGAGCGGTTCAGCTATATCAACCGCACAGAACTGGAGGCAAAAGGTCGGGCGTTTATGGCTTTGGCGCAATTTGCCGCCAGCAAGTCTCAATCTGCAACTGCCACACCAACTGCAGCTGATAAGCCAGAAGTAGAGTTGCCACTCACCCAGAAAGATATTTTTGATGTCAGCGGTGTAGAGGCGTGGGCATGCGTTAGAGCTGCGTTCGGCGATAAAGAAGAATATACATTCAGTGAATCGAAGTTTGGGCATACCTGGGCGGCGGATTCTGTCGAAGCACCGGAATTTACTCAGGTATCACCATTAACGATAGATAAAGCGAAGCTGCTTATTCGAGATAGTATTTTGTTCGGTGTGGATGCGTGGCTTTTGTCGATTAAATCGGGTGATGCTTCTACATGGTTAGATATTTCTCAACGTATTCGGACTGTTGCCCTTGAGGCATCTGGTGAATACGGCATGAACAGCACTGATTTTATTGCTGCCATGGGGAGCCTGGATGTTTCCAGTTGGTTCAATATTCGCCAGATCCGCGCGCACATCCGTGAGAAGGCGAAACCAGTAGCCGATCCGCTTCCCGAGTCCCGTATCTGGCCGCTGGAGGTTGGAATTGTATTCGATCAGGTGGATGGCGCTGACATGCTGGATGAATCACAGCAGAACAAGCTGAAAGCCAACATCAATCAACTCTGGCTAGAACGAACGGCCACCAGCGAAATAATCACAATTGCGCGTGGTCTTGTCGGCAGCATGCGGGGGGTAACACATGCGTGAGATTATCGTTGATAACTTTGCTGGTGGCGGTGGCGCATCAACGGGTATTGAACTGGCGATCGGGCGCAGCGTGGATATTGCGATCAACCACGACGAAAACGCCATTGCGATGCACAAGACGAACCACCCGGACACACTGCATTATTGTGAATCCGTATTTGACGTGGATCCGGTAGCTGCCACCGGCGGTAATCCTGTCGGCCTTGCATGGTTTAGCCCGGACTGCCGACACTTCTCGAAGGCAAAAGGCGCAAAGCCTGTGAAAAAAGAGATACGCGGTCTGGCCTGGATTGTTCTGCGTTGGGCACTGGCGAAGCGACCGCGCGTGATGATGCTGGAGAACGTGGAGGAGTTTAAAACGTGGGGTCCGTTAATTGACATCCCACCTAAACCTGATTTGTCGGAAGCCCTTATGGGGGATTTTATTGGCCCGGTTTACCCTGGCAATAGTCGCCCAGATCCGGCACGAGCAGGTGAAACATTTGAGGCATTTGTCGGCATGCTGTCCACTGGCATTCCTACTGATCACCCGGCACTGGCTGAGGTTTGTGAGTTTCTGTCTATTGAAAAAGGTAGCGAACAGGCTCAAAAGCTGGTGGATGGGCTCGGATATGATGTTGATTATCGCGAACTGCGCGCGTGTGATTACGGCGCGCCGACAATCCGCAAACGCTTCTTCATGGTCATGCGCTGCGATGGTTGCCCAATCCAGTGGCCTGTTGTCACCCATGGGGATCCTAAGTCTCTGGAGGTGCAGAGCGGCAGGCTGATGCCATGGCGTACCGCTGCGGAATGTATCGACTGGAATGTTCCGGCCCTGTCCATTTTCGACCGCAAAAAACCGCTGGCGGAGAACACTCTGAAGCGGATCGCGCGTGGCATACAGCGCTTTGTTATCGAAAGTGCGTCGCCGTTTATCGTGAAGTGTAACCACACGAGCTCTAAAAATGCGTATGACGCTTTTCGCGGGCAGTCGCTGAATGAGCCATTACAGACCATTACTAAAAAACTCGGCTACGCGTTAGCCGTTCCACACCTGACAAAATTCCGCACTGGCGCAACCGGGCAGCCCGTTACCGAACCTGTCCCGACGGTAACCGCTGGCACATCAAAACGTCCAGGTGGGAATGGGCATGCACTCGGGATTGTTGAGGCTGCACTGACGCCATTCCTGGCGGGTAATGGTGGTAGTGAATACCAGGCTAAACCGCGCCCGCTGGATAAACCTGCTCATACCATTCTGAAGCAATCCCGCGCCTGTCTTGTTGCGCCAGTGATAGCCCGCCAGTTTGGGGCCAGCGTCGGCCACCGGGCAGACGAACCGAGCGCAACCATCACCGCTGGCGGTGGCGGTAAATCTCAACTGGTAACGCCTACGCTGATTCAGATGGGGTATGGCGAACGACCTGGACAAGAACCGCGAGTGCTGCGACTGGATAACCCGCTGGGGACCGTTACTGCAGGTGGAAATAAATTCGCGACGGTGAGCGCGTTCCTGGCAAAACACTACGGCGGTAACTATACGGGACCGGGTGTCAGTATGGATGAACCCGCGCACTCAGTAACCACTGTCGACCATCATGCAGTAGTTGCCTCTCATCTGGTGAAACTGCGTGGAACGTGCCGCGACGGGCAACGCCTTGATGTGCCCATGCCAACAATCACCGCTGGTGGCCAACACGTGGGTGAGGTACGCACATTTCTCGAGACGTATTGCGGGGAAAGTGACGATGAATGGCTGGTAACGATCGATGGGGTTAAATACCAGATCGTTGATATCGGAATGCGCATGTTGCAGCCGCATGAACTCTACAAAGCGCAGGGCTTCCCGGATGGATACGTTATTGATCAGGACTACCGTGGAAATCGCTACGCAAAAGATAAGCAGGTAGCCCGCTGCGGTAATGCGGTACCACCACCATTCGCCAGGGCGCTGGTGGAGGCAAATCTTCCGGAACTGTGTGCAGTGCAACAACAGGAGGTGGCATGAAACTTGTACTCCCGTTCCCTCCGAGCGTGAACACTTACTGGCGCGCCCCTAACAAGGGGCCGCTGGCCGGTCGTCACCTCATTAGCGCTGATGGTCGTAAATACCAGAGCGCTGCCTGCGTGGCGATCATTGAGCAATTACGACGTCTCCCGAAGCCATCGACTGAACTGGCAGCGGTAGAAATCACTCTGTACCCGCCGGATGCGCGCCGCCGGGATATCGATAATTACAACAAAGCCCTGTTTGACGCGCTGACGCATGCGGGTGTCTGGGAAGATGACAGCCAGATTAAGCGCATGCTGGTGGAATGGGGACCCGTAGTGCCGAAAGGTCGGGTAGAGATAACGATCAGCAGATATGAACCGGCGGGTGCAGCCGCCTGATATGGAGAAAAGTATGAGCCAGTTAATCGTGAATGGTGTAGTAACAATGTCCAGCCGTGATATTGCGGATCTGGTTCAGAGTAAACACAGTGACGTGAAACGCTCGGCTGAGCGTCTTGTTGCTGCGGGAATTTTAACCGCGCCGTTGGCGCAGTTCGATTTTGAGCATAACGGCAATGTTTACCAGGAGTATCGTTTTAACAAACGCGACTCTCTGGTGATTGTTGCCAGACTGTCACCAGAATTTACCGCTGCGGTTGTTGATCGGTGGCAGGAACTGGAAGAAGGGCAGAGTGTCAGTGTTCCCCGCTCATTGCCGGAAGCGCTTCGCCTGGCTGCTGATTTAGCCGAGCAGAAAGAGCAACTGACCATCCAGCTGGCAGCTGCGGCGCCAAAAGTGGAGTTTGTTGATCGTTATTGCTCTGCAAAAGGCTCCATGTCATTCCGGCAGGTAGCCAAATTGCTCAACGCAAAAGAAACTGAGTTCCGCCTGTTCCTTATTGAACGCAATATCCTGTATCGCCTCGGCGGCACACTTACCCCTATGGCGCAGCACATTTCCGCGGGAAGATTTGAAGTTAAGACGGGAACATCGAGCACATCCAATCACGCATTTAGCCAGACGCGTTTCACTGCCAAGGGAGTACGCTGGATTGGTGGTTTGTGGGCTGAACATATTGCAGGGGGACAGGCGGCGTGAGGGCTTTGTTAACTCCTGAAGTAGCCCATCGTATGGGGATTGTGTTGTTTCGTCCCGGCGCGGAACTGATGCACCTCTTCATGCGTGGTCGCGTTCTGCTCGAGCCTGAACCAGAAGAAATGGCGTCATTCAGTACCGGGGCTGTTCCGGCAGCCATTCAGCCGCTGGCTGATGATCCGGTAATGCGGCAGGTCTTCGGGAATGAGCGGGTTATTCAGCGTGCCGGTGGGCTTCCTTCCCTTGAGCAGTGGCTGAGTTCTCGGTTTGAATGCCAGTGGCCACATTCATCGTGGCACGACAAGAACTTCACAACAATGCGGCACTCACCAGGAAGTATTCGCCTGTGCTGGCATTGTGATCACACTTTGTCCGGGCAGTATACCGAACAGCTTGCAGGTATAGCGGCCGGTAACCTGGTATCCTGGATTCTGGAAGTCATTCGGCGTGATTCTGGTTTTCCCGAGTCGCATGTACTGACGCTTCCTGAACTGTGCTGGTGGATGGTCAGGAACGACCTGGCTGATGTAATACCGGAAAGCGTTGCGCACAAGGGGCTACGCCTTCCGGATGAAAACATCCGCTCTGTCATGAGGGAAAGCGACATTGTGCCTTCCGCTTCTGCAACCAGCCTCGTGCAGGAGAAGGCGAAGAAGATCCTCACGCTCTCTGTTGATCCGGAGTCTCCAGAATCTTCCATGCTCAGGCCAAAGCGACGCCGCTGGATAAATGAGACGTACACCCGCTGGGTTAAAACACAACCCTGTGAGTGTTGCCGACGGCCAGCAGATGATCCGCACCATATCGTAGGGCACGGTTTGGGTGGTACAGCAACAAAAGCCCATGACCTCTTCGTGATCCCTCTGTGCAGAGAGTGCCACGACGAGTTACACGCCGATGTACCGGCATTCGAGCATAAGCATGGTACGCAGCTTGAGTTGCTACTGCGTTTTATGGATCGGGCGCTGGCGATCGGCGTAATTGCGAAAGCTTAAACGTATGGAGACCGTATGAACCTGGATAATGTACTGAAATTTTTTGCGCCGAAAGGTATGCACATATCAGATACCAGCAGAGCGACAGCCAGTGAACAACTGACGGTTACTGATGTAATGGCTGCACTGGGGATGACTCAGGCCGATGCGGGGATCGGCCTGGCAATGTTTCTGGGCAAAGCTGGTATCAGCAGCCAGGACAGGGAGGCGTCAATAGCTTGGCTAACGGAGTACGCGAAAGAGCATGCGCCCATGGCCATTCGTAAAGCGTCAGGGAAAAAGTTTCCCCTCTGCATGCGTATCCTTGCCCGGTTTGCCTATAACGATTATTCATCATCAGCAGCTGATAGCGTGGCATGTCAAAAATGTAGTGGTAAAGGGTTGCTTACAACCACTAAAACCGTGATTAAAAGCCATTACACAATGCGATTGTCACAATTGGCCAAAGACCTGAGACAGTCACCATCTGACTTTGAGGTAAAGCGCGATGTAACTGACACTGATCAAACGTTATGTTCCCGCTGCCATGGCACCGGAAAGTTAAGTAAGCGATGTCAGTGCGGCGGCACAGGTAAGACGATTGACCGTAAAGCGACAGAACAGCAGGGCGTACCGGTTTACAAAGAATGTAAGCGCTGCGAAGGGCGGGGATACAGCAGGCCAAAATCATCGGTTGCCTATCGAGGTGTTTTTTCTGAGTTGCCGAGTCTGCCTGATCGAACGTGGCGTTATAGCTGGAAACCATTTTATGAAAGCCTGGTGACCAAATGTTTCCAGGAGGAGAGCTATTCAAGCTCTCAACTGAACCGGGTGACTAAAAGTGAAGATGTGATAAATATCGCGTAATTTAGCGTCATGATGTTTGCAATGTTGCCGTTTTTGTGTATATTTGACATTAACGATGGGCATTGTATGTTCAGAGTTAAGAAACCCGCCACCGAGCGGGTTTTTTTCTGCACTAGGCCATTCAATCTACGTCAAAATCAATGTGTTACAATAGCCGCAAGCAAAACGACAACACAAAGGCGGCATAATGAAATTAACATCTGTTCATATCGAAATTCTGAGTCGCGCAAGCGCTCTTGGACCACGTGAAACAATTCAATCTTCTGATCTTCCTCACATTCCAGCGGAAGCGGTGAATTTTGCTATTTCTGATCTCGCTGAGTTGGGTCTGGTAAATGCTGTGCAGAGTACGTCTGATTGTGACGACAGCTTGATAGTGAATAGAATTACGTCTAAAGGGAATAGCTATTTAATTGATCTTGAGTCTTAACTATCTGATTAATAAATAGGTACACCACATTTATTAAGGCTGCCTTCTGGTGGCCTTTTTCATATTCAGGGCTCACTGACGGGCGGCTCATAACCCAATCCGACAGGCGCTTGCGCAGAGCCCGTTCTGATTCAGGCTCACGGGAATCATCCTCGATACGCATTGTTGATAAATCCAGCCCGTGAAGCCTGACCCTTTCATCACACACAGCGCCATCCGAAAAATCGGAGGTGAGGCTATGACCAGAATGAGCACCATTTACAGCAGACTTTCATATGGATCAGGAACCACGCTTGCCGGCTGCGGTGTATCAGCGAAGGCATATGCCGAAACAGCTAAAACAGCAAAAGAGGTGTCCTGGATGTTGGCCGACAGAATTGCAGGGTTAAGCCTGAGCGACTGGGCAATTATTGTCGGTATCGCATGCACCGTTATCACCTGCGCAGTGAACTGGTATTTCCGCTGGAAAGAACGGGAGGATCGGCGCAATGGCTATGCCACCAAAGCTGAAGAATAAACTGAGTGCAGCGGTCGTTGGTTTGATTCTTGCGGGGGCTTCCGCGCCCGTGATTCTCGATCAGTTTCTGGATGAGAAAGAGGGTAACAGCCTGACAGCATATCGCGACGGCGGCGGAATCTGGACTATTTGCCGTGGCGCCACGGTGGTTGATGGTAAGCCAGTAGTTCAGGGCATGAAGCTGTCTGCCCAGAAATGCGCCAAGGTGAACGCCATAGAACGCGACAAGGCGCTGGCGTGGGTTGAGCGAAATATCAAAGTACCACTGACCGAACCACAGAAAGCCGGGATCGCGTCTTTCTGCCCATATAACATCGGCCCCGGAAAATGTTTCCCGTCTACGTTCTATAAGCGAATAAATGCTGGCGACCGTAAAGGTGCTTGTGAAGCGATCCGCTGGTGGATTAAAGACGGCGGCCGCGACTGTCGTCTGACCAAAGGCCAGAAAAATGGCTGCTATGGCCAGGTAGAACGACGAGACCAGGAAAGCGCACTGACGTGCTGGGGGCTGGGACAATGAAAATTAATCCCGTTCTGATCGTTATTATCGTTATTGCGGGCCTGTCACTCGCTCTCATAAAGAGTTGTGCAGATGTCACAAGCATAAAAAGTGATAACGACGTTCTTAGAAGTGACAACGTTCTGCAGGGCAAGTTGATAGCAACTCAGGCTCTTAATTTCAATCGATTCAATCAGGTTGCTGAACATGCCAACAGGCTTAACTCTCTGATCAATACCAGCACCGAAGAAACCGTAATCGAATACCGGGAGATTCTCCGCCGTGAAAAAACCTGTGATCTGCCTGTTCCTGCTGACATTGCTGGTGGGTTGCTCGAATACGCGCACCGTTTACGTGCCAGCGCAATGCACGCCGATTCCGGCAAATCTGACGCAGCCGATGCTAGTACCGTTGCCACCAGCTCAATGACATATTGTCAAGCTGTGCTGTGGATTAAGCCGCTGCTGTCCGTTATCGAGAAGGGTAATAATAATTTTAGAGGAATAAGAGAAATTGAAGGGGAAAGAAAATCAAAATCCATCCCCTAGTAGGTATAAAACGTTATTTATCCTCATCCGAGAATAAAAATTGATCCAAAATTAAAGAGCTAACGGGGCTTGAGATAAGATTTCGCTAACCTCTGCAGAACTCAGTTCCCATTGGCGATCTAGGGCATTAATTTTTTTACAAGCTTCGATCAGCGCCTTGTAGTGATGCACTGTATGTAAATGAGTATTATTAAGAGGAAGTTTTTGTTCAGGGAAGCGATCAATTTTCTGAAATGCTTCGATTATACCTTCGTATTCATACTCGTTGTTTCCATCGAAACCAGGCAATTGAATCTGATCACCAACAATATTCAAGCGGTGTTTCTTCTTAAGCTCATCTTGCTCTGTTGAGCTAAGCAAACGGTACGATTTAGAAAGCCCCCTATAGGCATACAGTAATTCGACTACAAAATCTCGCTCAGCCTTTCCTGAACCTTCGGAGAATGCTCCAGAATATTTTGCGTCAAGAATCCAGTCTTGACCGGAAGTGATCGCATATTTGACGATTTCCGGGTCAAAGTCAGTATCGATGTCAAGATGAATGGCAATGTCACAAAGTAATGCGGTGTTGATTTTATCTTTAATATCCATGAGTTACCTCTCTAAGTGAAATGTTATTTTTACTCGTGTTTTTCAATTGAGTCCATGGGCATCCTCACACAAATAAATACTTTTGGCATGGGAGAAGTTATCCAGAAAGTGTTGCACTTGGGTGATGAGATATGATTCAACAGGTAACCCTACCTCATGGGCTCTGTGGGTCCTTTCCGGCGATCCGGCCTGTTACGGGGCGGCGACCTCGCAGATTCTCGCTATTTATGAAAATTTTCAGGCATTTGCCGTTTCCGTTCTTCTTCTCGCTAATTCATTGTTTTAACTGTAAACACCCCCTGAAAAGAAAGGAAATGATAAGCCTTAAAAACGGCTAAATAGCAGAGGGCGTTTCCTTTCTCTGTTTTTGTGTATGGAGTGAGCTATGGAGGTCAACAAAAAGCGTCTTTCTGAAATATTTGGAGTCAGCGTGCGAACCATTCAGAACTGGCAGGATCAGGGAATGCCTGTAGCACGTGGCGGTGGAAAAGGTAATGAGGTTCTCTATGAATCTTCCGCGGCTATCGAATGGTATTCCGCACGCGATGCGGCGATTGAGAATGAGAAATTACGCAAGGAGGTGGAAGACCTTCGTCTTGCATCGGAATCCGACCTTCAGCCAGGTACGATTGACTATGAGCGTCACCGCCTCACCCGAGCGCAGGCAGATGCCCAGGAACTAAAAAATGCAAAAGATTCCGCTGAGGTGGTGGAAACCGCATTCTGCACGTTCGTGCTGTCGCGGATGGCCGGAGAAGTAGCCAGCATTCTTGATGGAGTTCCTCTGTCGGTTCAGCGGCGCTTCCCGGAGCTGGAAAACCGACATATTGATTTCCTCAAGAAGGACATCATTAAAGCCATGAACAAAGCAGCTGCGCTGGATGAAATAATACCGGGGTTGCTGAGTGAATATATCGAACAGTCAGGTTAAGGGGCTGCAGCACTCTGCGCGCGCGGGTCTACTTTCGCTGTACCGGCCTGAGCCGCAAACGGCGGTTGAATGGGCAGACGATAATTACTATCTCCCCAAAGAGTCGGCCTACCAGGAAGGACGCTGGGAAACGTTGCCGTTTCAACGCGCGATCATGAATGCGATGGGTAACGATTACATACGTGAGGTCAACGTTGTTAAGTCTGCCCGTGTTGGCTATTCAAAAATGTTGCTGGGTGTTTATGCGTATTTTATTCAGCACAAGCAGCGAAATTCCCTTATCTGGCTGCCTACTGATGGTGACGCCGAAAACTTTATGAAGTCGCATGTTGAGCCGACGATTCGCGATATTCCGTCACTTCTGGCGCTGGCCCCCTGGTATGGAAAAAAGCACCGGGACAATACGCTCAGTATGAAACGCTTCTCCAACGGTCGCGGGTTCTGGTGTCTGGGTGGTAAAGCGGCGAAAAACTATCGTGAGAAATCGGTCGATGTCGCCGGTTACGATGAACTGGCGGCATTCGATGAAGATATTGAGAAAGAGGGTTCCCCGACGTTCCTGGGTGATAAACGTATTGAGGGCTCTGTCTGGCCTAAATCTATTCGTGGTTCAACGCCAAAAACAAAGGGGACCTGCCAGATTGAGCGTGCTGCCAGCGAATCCGGGCATTTCATGCGTTTTCATGTTCCCTGTCCGCACTGTGGTGAAGAGCAGTACCTGAAGTTCGGCGACAAAGTAACCCCGTTCGGGTTCAAATGGACACCTGGCGATCCCTCCAGCGTCTTTTACCTGTGTGAACATAATGCCTGCGTCATTAAGCAGCAGGAGCTGGATTTCAGTGAAGCTCGTTACATCTGTGACACCACCGGGATCTGGACGCGTGATGGTTTATCCTGGTTTTCATCAACAGGCACCGAAATCGACCCGCCAGACAGCGTGACGTTTCACATCTGGACGGCATACAGCCCGTTTACCACCTGGGTACAGATCGTTAAAGACTGGCTAAAAACGAAAGGGGATACCGGAAAGCGTAAAACCTTCGTGAACACCACTCTGGGCGAAACATGGGAGCCTAAAATTGGTGAACGGCCTGACGCGGAGCTCATGGCCGAACGCAAAGAGTTTTTTGGGGCATCCGTACCGGATCGTGTTGCTTATCTGACAGCCGGGATTGACTCACAGCTGGATCGATATGAAATGCGCGTCTGGGGATGGGGACCCGGAGAGGAAAGCTGGCTGATTGACCGGCAAATCATTATGGGCCGTCATGATGATGAAGCGACCCTCGTCAGGGTGGACGAGGCGATTAACAAAACCTACCCCCGAAAGAATGGCGTGGAAATGTCGGTATCCCGTATCTGCTGGGATATCGGCGGTATTGACCCCACCATTGTCTACAATCGCTCAAAAAAGCATGGCCTGTTTCGCGTGATCCCGATTAAAGGGGCTTCCGTTTACGGCAAGCCCGTCGCGAATATGCCGCGTAAACGCAACAAGAACGGCGTTTATCTTACGGAAGTGGGTACTGATACCGCAAAGGAGCAGATTTATAACCGCTTCACACTTCAGCCGGAAGGGAGTGATCCTCTTGCCGGTGCCGTGCATTTCCCTAATAACCCCGAAATTTATGATCTGGCTGAGGCACAGCAGCTTACTGCTGAGGAGCAGGTTGAAAAATGGGTGGACGGGCGTAAGAAAATCGTCTGGGACAGCAAAAAGCGACGAAATGAGGCGCTGGACTGCTTCGTGTATGCGCTGGCGGCCCTGCGGATCAGTATTTCGCGATGGCAACTGAATCTTGATTCACTGCTCGCGAGCCTGCTGGAGGAAGAGGGGGGGCGGACCAATAACAAAACCCTGGCTGATTATGCCCGGGCATTATCTGGAGATGAATAATGGCGACACAGACTGATCTGGATGCCGCCCGTGCAGCGTTGCATGACCTCATGATGGGAAAGCGGGTGGCAACGGTGCAAAAAGACGGCCGGCGGGTTGAGTTCACTGCGACTTCAGTCAGTGACCTGAAGAAATACATTGCCGAACTTGAGTCACAGGTTGGCACCACTCCACGACGCCGGGGACCGGCAGGATTTTACGCATGAAAACACCTGCTTTGTTAGGACCGGACGGTAAAACCGCTCTGCGGGATTATGCCGGATATCATGGCGGTGCTGGTGGCTTTGGCGGTCAGCTCCGCGCCTGGAATCCACCGAGTGAAAGCGCAGATGCTGCGTTATTGCCTAATTTTTCCCGTGGTAACGCGCGCGCTGACGATCTGGTCCGCAATAACGGTTATGCGGCAAACGCGGTACAGCTCCATCAGGACCACATTGTCGGATCGTTTTTCCGGCTCAGTTATCGCCCCAGCTGGCGTTTTCTGGGCATTGGAGAGGAAGAGGCCCGGGCGTTCTCCCGTGAAGTTGAGGCGGCCTGGAAAGAATTTGCGGAGGATGATTGCTGCTGCATTGATGCGGAACGTAAGCGTACATTCACCATGATGATCCGCGAGGGTGTTTCCATGCATGCGTTTAACGGTGAGTTATGTGCACAGGCCACCTGGGACAGTGATTCCACGCGTCTTTTCCGCACACAGTTCAAAATGGTTAGCCCAAAACGCATCAGCAACCCCAATAACGCCGGAGACACGCGAAACTGCCGGGCAGGTGTCAGAACAAATGACAGTGGCGCCGCGCTGGGATATTACGTCAGCGAGGATGGCTATCCGGGGTGGATGGCGCAGAAGTGGACCTACATCCCGCGTGAACTGCCAGGCGGGCGGCCTTCCTTTATCCACGTGTTTGAACCTCTGGAAGATGGGCAGACACGCGGTGCCAACGTGTTTTACAGCGTCATGGAGCAAATGAAAATGCTCGATACGCTGCAGAATACGCAGCTCCAGAGCGCGATTGTCAAGGCGATGTATGCCGCCACGATTGAAAGTGGGCTGGATACGCAAACCGCGATGGACTTTATTCTCGGCTCAGACAGTAAAGAGCAGCAAAGCAAGATGACCGGCTGGCTGGGGGAGATGGCCTCGTACTATACCGCGGCGCCGGTTCGTCTCGGGGGCGCGAAGGTGCCGCATCTGATGCCGGGCGACTCCCTGAATCTTCAGTCAGCGCAGGACACTGACAACGGCTATTCGACGTTTGAACAATCTCTGCTGCGCTACATTGCTGCAGGGCTGGGGGTGTCGTATGAGCAACTCTCTCGCAACTATTCGCAGATGAGTTATTCCACCGCCCGCGCCAGTGCTAACGAGTCCTGGGCGTACTTTATGGGGCGTCGCAAATTTGTTGCCTCCCGCCAGGCCTGTCAGATGTTTTTATGCTGGCTGGAAGAGGCCATTGTCCGCCGCGTGGTGACATTACCGTCTAAAGCCCGGTTCAGTTTTCAGGAGGCGAGAAGCGCCTGGGGAAATGCAGACTGGATCGGCTCCGGGAGAATGGCCATTGACGGTCTGAAGGAGGTGCAGGAGGCTGTCATGCTCATTGAGGCGGGGCTGAGCACCTATGAGAAGGAATGCGCCAAACGCGGGGAAGATTATCAGGAAATCTTTGCCCAGCAGGTTCGCGAAACGATGGAGCGCCGCGCGGCGGGACTTAAACCGCCAGCGTGGGCGGCTTCGGCCTTTGAGTCTGGACTGAAAAAATCGAATGAGGAGGGGACCGATGACGCCAGAGCTGCGTAATCTCCCGCACATTGCCAGTATGGCCTTCAATGAGCCACTTTTACTTGAACCCGCCTATGCGCGGGTTTTCTTTTGCGCGCTCGCTGGTCAGTTAGGTATCACCCGTCTGACCGACACTGTGTCGGGCGTTACGCTTGGCGCAGAGCAGATGGCTGAACCGCTGGCACTCTTTGGTGATGATGAGGACATGGGGCCAAAGCCGGCGCGAAGCTACCAGGTCACTGATGGTATCGCGGTGCTGCCGGTTTCCGGGACGCTGGTCAGTAAAACCCGCTCACTCCAGCCGTATTCGGGGATGACGGGGTACAACGGCATCATCGCCCGCCTCCAGCAGGCAATCAGCGATCCGGGTGTAGACGGCATTCTTCTGGATATGGATACGCCAGGTGGAATGGTGGCGGGTGCCTTTGACTGTGCGGACATCATCGTCCGCATGCGGGATATCAAACCCATATGGGCGTTAGCCAACGATATGAACTGCAGCGCTGGCCAGCTGATTGCCAGTGCGGCATCGCGTCGGCTTGTGACGCAGACGGCCAGAACGGGATCCATCGGGGTCATGATGGCCCACAGCAATTACGGCGCTGCCCTTAAAACCAGCGGCGTTGAGGTCACGCTGATTTACAGCGGCGATCACAAGGTGGACGGGAACCCCTACGAGAAATTACCCAAAGAGGTACGTGCAGATTTTCAGGCGCGTATCGACGCTACCCGGCAGATGTTCGCTGAAAAGGTGGCAGGTTATACCGGCATGTCGGTTCAGGCCGTTCTTGATACTGAAGCAGCTGTGTTTTCAGGCCAGGAATCAGTAGACAACGGCCTGGCGGAGCAGCTGGTCAACAACATGGATGCGCTGAACGTTATGCGCGATGCAATTAATAAACGAACGATGATTTCCCGAGGAGGAAGCATGAAAGGTACTACTGCATCCGCAGATACCACTCAACCAGCAGCATCTGCTGACCAGACCGTGACCACCGTTGACGCGCCTGCTGTGGTCGTTACTGACCCTGCCGCGGGCGCAATTGTTGATATCAGCAGCCAGGTGGCAGCGGCGGTCGCAGCCGAAAACGGTCGCATTATGGGGATCCTGAACTGTGAAGAGGCGAAAGGGCGTGAATCACAGGCGCGTGCGCTGGCAGAAACGCCGGGAATGACCGTGGAAAGTGCCCAGCGCATTCTTGCCGCAGCACCTCAGAGTGCTCTGGCGCGCACGGATACTGCGCTGGATCGTCTGATGGAAACCGCACCCGGCACCGTCACGGCAGGTAACGCTTCTGCTGAGGCGGGTGACGATTTGTTAAATACGCCTGTTTAAGAGGTCAACATGTCTAACACTGAACAATTTACGCACAATCAGCCCCTCGGGAACAGTGATCCGGCGCATACCGGTTATGCACCCGGTGAACTGACGAAAGCAGTACCGGCGATGACGCCTCTGATGCTGGATGCCACTTCCGGCAAGCTGACCGTCTGGGATGGCCAGCATGCTGGGGCTGCCTGTGGCATTCTGGCTGTTTCCTCGGACCAGAGCAGCACTGAGCTGGCATTCTATAAGTCCGGCTCTTTCCGTATTGAAGATGTGCTCTGGCCGGATGCGGTGACAGATGAACACATCAAACGCAACGCATTCGCAGGTACAGCCATCAGTATCGTCTGACATCCGACTTAACACTAACCATCATCCACAGAAGCCGCCTTCGCGGCTTTTTTTTACGGGAAACATCTATGTCAATTTACACAACTGCCCAACTGCTGGCGGTCAATGAGAAGAAATTCAAATTCGATCCGCTTTTCCTGCGTATTTTCTTCCGTGAAAGCTACCCCTTCAGCACCGAGAAGGTGTATCTGTCGCAAATCCCGGGCATGGTCAACATGGCGCTGTACGTCTCTCCTGTTATTTCCGGCAAGGTTATCCGCTCCCGTGGTGGCGCAACATCAGAGTTTACGCCGGGTTACGTCAAGCCCAAGCACGAGGTAAACCCGCAGATGACGCTGCGCCGCCTGCCGGATGAAGACCCGCAAAATCTGGCTGACCCGGCCTACCGCCGCCGTCGCATAATCCTGCAGAACATGAAGGATGAAGAACTGGCGATTGCTCAGGTGGAAGAGAAACAGGCTGTGGCTGCTGTTCTCAACGGTAAATACACCATGACCGGCGAAGCGTTTGAACCGGTTGAGGTGGATATGGGACGCAGTGCCGGAAACAACATCATCCAGGCAGGTGCTGCGGCCTGGAGCACCCGCGACAAAGAAACCTATGACCCTACTGACGATATTGAAACCTATGCGCTGAACGCCAGCGGCGTGGTCAATATTATCGTCTTTGATCCGAAGGGCTGGGCGTTGTTCCGTTCATTCAAAGCGGTAAAAGAGAAGCTCGACACCCGTCGCGGTTCTAACTCTGAACTGGAAACGGCGCTGAAAGATCTGGGGGAAGCGGTCTCCTATAAGGGAATGTATGGCGATGTGGCCATTGTCGTCTATTCCGGGCAATACATTGAAGACGACACCAAAAAGAACTACCTGCCGGATTTGAGCATGGTGCTGGGTAATACCCAGGCGCGCGGTTTGCGCACCTACGGCTGCATTCAGGATGTTGATGCCCAGCGTGAAGGCATTAACGCTTCCACGCGTTATCCGAAAAACTGGGTACAGACAGGCGATCCGGCGCGTGAGTTCACCATGATCCAGTCTGCACCACTGATGCTGCTGGCTGACCCGGATGCGTTCGTGTCTGTCAAACTCGCCTGATGTCCATTCTGTGGCCCTGCGGGGCCCTGTTCCGGAGTTGTTCTTATGACAGAAAAAGAAAAGTTGATTGCGCGGCTTAATGAGCTTGGCGCGCAGCTTGGTCGGGAAGTGAATACCAGTGGCACCATTCAGGAGCTCTCTATGCGCATTGCGGAGCTGGAGGAAGAACTGGATGAAGGCACGGATACCGATAGTGTTGAAAATGGTGGCATGAGTGATGGTAGTGCATCCACCGGCGCCGTAGACCCCGTGCCGCCAGTGGATACTGCATTAAGCGGTAGAACAGATGACGCGCTGACGGCAGTCGAAACGCTGGTCACGCTGCACATTGAGGCGCTGCACGCGACCCGCGATGAACGGGTATCTATTGTGGAGGCGGGGACCGTGATCCGCGTGACAGAAGCGGATGCGGACAGCCTGGTTGCACTTGGGCTGGTCCGCGAGCACTAACAGGGGGCTGTGTGGCTGATTTCGATAACCTTTTTGATGCTGCAATAACACAGGCCGATGACACTATTCGGCAGGTTATGGGGACTTCTGCAACGGTAACGTCCGGCGCTATTTCTGGCGTCACGTTGAGTGGTGTTTTCGATGATCCGGAAAATATCGGTTACGCCACACCCGGCATCCGTGTCGAGGGGACCAGCCCGTCGCTGTTTGTGAAATCAGCAACGATTGTGCAGCTGGCGCGGCTGGATACGCTGGATATTAACGGAAAACCTTTCTGGGTTGATCGTATTGGCCCTGATGACTGCGGATCCTGCCATGTCTGGCTCGGTACGGGTTCTCCTCCCACAGCAACCCGACGCCGTTAAGGGGAAACTATGTCTTTAAAAGGGCTTGAACAGGCTATAGCAAACCTGAACAGCATCAGCAATACGGCGGTTCCGCGTGCCTCAGCGCAGGCTGTTAACCGTGTCGCCACCCGGGCAGTCAGTAGAAGCGTTGCCGTTGTCTCGAAAGATACGCGGGTGCCACGCAAGCTGGTAAAACAACGCGCCAGGATAAAACGCGCCACGGCGAAAAAGCCGATGGCAATGATTCGCGTGAACCGGGGCAACCTGCCCGCGATAAAGCTCGGTACCGCCAGCGTACGGTTATCCCGCAGAAAACGGGACAAAAAAGGGGCCAATAGCGTGTTGCGAATTGGCCCTTTTCGTTTCCCTGGTGGTTTTATTCAACAACTGAAGAATGGCCGATGGCATGTGATGCGACGGACATCCAGACCCCGCTACCCGATTGAAGTGGTCAGCATTCCACTGGCAGCGCCACTGACGACCGCATTTAAAGATGAGCTGCCGAAGCTCATGGAATCGGATATGCCCAAAGAACTTCGGGCATCCCTTAAAAACCAACTCAGGCTGATTCTGAAACGATGAAACACACTGATATTAGAAAGGCCATTATTGATGCGCTGGAGAGCCATATTGGTAAAGACGCACTCTATTTTGACGGACGTCCAGCGGTACTGGAGGAGGGGAATTTTCCGGCGGTCGCTGTCTTCCTGACGGATGCCGGGTATACCGGCGAAGAACTGGATGCTGATATCTGGCAGGCCACGCTGCATATCGAAATCTTTTTACCGGCGCAGGCACCCGATTCCGAGCTCGATGACTGGATGGAGTCACGTATTTATCCGGTGCTTGGCAATGTGCCAGGACTTTCTCTGCTGATCAATAACATGGTGCAGCAGGGGTATGACTACCAGCGCGATGACGATCTTGGGCTGTGGAGTTCGGCTGATCTGAAATATTCCATTACTTACGAAATGTGAGGACGTAATGACTACACCAAACCCACTGGCGCCGGTAAAGGGTGCCACCACCACGCTCTGGATTTATTCCGGATCGGGTAACCCCTTCGCCAACCCATTATCGGATGTTGACTGGACGCGCCTGGCAAAGATTAAAGACCTGCAGCCCGGTGAACTGACTGCCGAATCAAACGACGACACCTATCTGGACGACGAAGATGCCGACTGGACTGCTACCGCGCAGGGGCAGAAATCGGCGGGGGAGGCCAGTTTTACGCTGGCCTGGAAACCTGCCGAGAGCGGGCAGCAGGATCTGGTTCGCTGGTTTGATGACGGTACCGTGCTGGCGTACAAAATCAAATACCCGAATGGCGCCATCGATGTGTTCCGTGGCTGGGTAAGCAGCCTGGGTAAAACGGTGACGGCAAAAGACACCATTACCCGTTCTGTCAAAATCAGCAACAACGGCAAACCAGGCCTTGCTGAAGACAGCGCTGCTGCAGCGATTGCCGTAACCGGCGTCAGCCTGGATAAATCGACCACCACCGTTGCGGTTGCTGCCACCACCACGCTGAATGTCACCGTGGCGCCAGCCAGCGCAAGCGATCAATCTTTCCGGGCCACCACCACGGATGCAGGTAAAGCCACAGTGACTGTCGCCGGTACGGTTCTGACAGTAACCGGCATTGCCGCCGGAACCGCCGACATTATCGTGATGACCAACGACGGGCTTTTTGTCGCGACCTGTAAAGTCACCGTTTCCTGACTTCCGGGGCTGTGGCCCCGCTTTCTGGAGTAACCCATGTTTTTAAAAAGTGAGCCGTTCGAACGCAACGGTAAGACCGTCACGCTCTACGAACTGTCGGCGCTGCAGCGTATTGAGCATCTTGAACACCTGAAGACGCTGGAAAGTATCACCGATGCCGACATGCAGGCGGCGATGGATATGACGATTAAATCCGGCGCACTGCTGGTGGCCATGTCTTTATGGCATGGACATCCCCTGAAAGGGACGCACAAAACACCGAAAGAAGACGTTGAGCAGATCCAGAATGAAGTGCTGATGACCTGGCCGCTGGAGATTGTTTCCGCTGCAGAGTACAGCGTGAAGCTGTTATCCGGCATGGTGCCGCTGCAGGAAGCGAATGATCCAGAGGATATCGCTGTGACTGATCTGGTCAGTCTGGAAAAGTCCTCGCCAGCGAGCTGACATTCGTCCTGAAACTGGCGCGTGAATTTCGCCGCCCGGACTGGCGCGCCATGCTTGCTGGTATGTCGTCAACGGAATACGCCGACTGGCGAACGTTCTACCAGGACAATTTTTTTAATGATGCGCAACTGGATGCACATTTTTCCTCGCTGATGCATATCGTCATTACCGCGCTTGACCCCAAAACCACATCAACCCCTGCCAGCTTCAGCCTGCTTTCACCTTCTGCGGAGGATATTGCCGATGATGAACCTGGTGACGCTGTGCTGATGGCAAAGGCCGAGGGCATTTCAGGAGGTGTTCGCTATGGCCCAGACGGCAGTGGGTGACCTGGTCGTTAACCTTGACGTTAATTCGTCAAAGTTCAACGAGCAGATGGAGTACGTAAAAAGGCAGTTTAAGCAGACGGGTGACGCAGCGAATGACTCTGCTCTGAAGGTGCAGCAGTCATTTACCCGCCAGGAGAGCGCGGCGAAGAAGGCCGGTATTTCAGTCGGCCAGTACAACGCGGCGATGCGTATGCTGCCTGCGCAGTTTACGGATATCGCCACTCAGCTGGCCGGAGGGCAGAGTCCGTGGCTTATCCTGCTGCAGCAGGGCGGTCAGGTGAAAGACTCCTTCGGCGGTATTATTCCGACCTTTCGGGCGCTGCTGGGCACCATATCGCCGGTGATGGTAGGCGTTGGCGCGCTGGCTGCCGCCACTGGCGCGGTGGTTTACGCCTGGTATCAGGGCTCGTCCACGCTGTCTGATTTCAACAAAACGCTGGTTCTGTCCGGTAATACTGCCGGGCTGACCTCAAACCGCATGCTGGTGCTGGCGAAATCCGGCGAGCAGGCGGGACTCACGTTTAACCAGACCAGCAGCGCGCTGACGGAGCTGGTTAACGCCGGAGTGCGTGCCGGTGCCCGGTTCGATGAGATGAGTCAGGCGGTAGCGAAATTTACCGATGCGTCGGGTGTGCCGGTCGATAAGGTGGCGGCGGCATTCGGCAAACTGACGAACGATCCGACCTCTGGTCTGATTGCCATGGCGCAGCAGTTCCACAACGTTACCGCGGAACAGATTGCTTATGTGGCGCAACTGCAACGCGCCGGTGATGAAGCAGGGGCGCTGCAGGCAGCTAATGATGCGGCGACGAACGGTTTTCGTGAGCAGACAAAGAGCCTGCGCGACAATATGGGGTCGATTGAGTCTGCTGCCGACAGCCTGAAGCGTGCCTTTAAATCGATGTGGGATGCGGCGCTCGATATCGGGCGGCCTGACACCACGCAGGAGATGGTTGCCAAAGCGGAAGCGGCCTTTAAGCGGGCGGATGAAATCTGGAATCTGCGTAAAGGTGATGGTTATGTCAATGATGATGCGCGTGCCAGCTACTGGAACGATCGGGAGTCTGCCCGCCTTGCACTGGAAATGGCGCAGCAGCAGGCCAGCGTGGCAAAGGCCACTGAGGATAACGCCGCCCGCGAGGCGGTGATTGAATCTGACCGCCAGAAGTATGCCGCGCAGGCGCAGTCGAATTATGCAAAGACGCAGACTGCGCTGGAGAAGTACACGGCCCGTCAGAATGAACTGAACAAGGCGCTTAAAGACGGACGGATCCTCCAGGCTGACTACAACATCAATCTGGAAGCTGCGAAAAAAGAATACGACGACTCGCTGAAGAAACCCAAAGCCCCTTCAGCGGTAAAAACACCTGCAGGTGTAAAAAGTGTCGATACTGCCAGCGCGCAGACGCTGGAGCTGGAGGCGCAGTTACGCACTCTGCAGGAGCACAAGAGCATCACGGATACCATCAGCCAGCAGCGGCAGGAATTGTGGAAACAACAATCCCGCTTTTCGGTGCTGGAAGAGTCCGCCAAAAAGCGCGCGCTGACCGCCGATGAAAAATCGGTGCTGGCGAACAAAGACGAGGTACTGGCGCGGGCCGAAGTGAATGCCCGGCTGGGCGATCAGATTGTTGCCCAGGAACGGTTAAACCGCCTGCAGGACAGCTCGCAGAAGTACGTTACCCAGATTGGTGAGAAAACCCGGGCGCTTGTGGCCGGGGGCAGCATGAGCAGTCGCGGCGCGCAGCGGCAAAACGAAGAGGCACAGCTGCGGCAGGGCTGGATGAATGCCGGCGGTACGGACACCGATCAGGGTTATCAGAATGAACTGGATGCACTGAAGAAATATTATGCCGCACAGGACGAGCTCCGCGGCAACTGGCAGGCCGGGGCGAAATCAGCGTGGGCTGACTATGCCGATTCAGCAGCTGATGCCTATGGCTCGATGAAGTCTGCTGCTTCAGCCACATTCGATGGTATCAGCCAGAATATGGCCGATATGCTGACGACAGGGAAAGCAAACTGGGCAGATTTCACCCGTTCCACGTTGTCGATGCTGACGCAGATCCTGATGAAGCAGGCCATGACCGGCCTGGTCAGTTCTGCCACGTCAGCGCTGGGTTTTGCTGGTGGTGGTTATACCGGGTCCGGCGGCAAGTATGAGCCTGCAGGTGTGGTGCACCGTGGAGAGTTTGTCTTTACGCAGGAAGCCACCAACCGAATCGGTGTCGGCAACCTTTATCGCATGATGCGCGGCTATGCGACTGGTGGTCTGGTCGGGGGGAGTGGCGGTGGCGTTGCTTCTCCTTTTGGTGTCAGCGTGTATGCGCCGGTTTCGGTTACAACAGGCCAGGGGGATTCCGGTCAGCAGAAAGGAAACGGCGATGCGCTGGGGAAAGCCTATCAGCAGGTGATCAACAGTTCCATCAGGGAAGGTATCACCAGAGAAATCCGACCCGGAGGCATTATCTGGAATGCAACAAAACAGAGGTAAGCAATGGCGATCGAGCATTTTGCGTGGCGGATTAAAGCATCCAGCCAGCCGACCCTGAAAAGTAAGGATACCGTCCGCACGGCACAGTTTGGTGATGGCTATAAGCAAGTATCAGGTGCCGGGATGAATGATGAAACGCTCAGCTATGAGTTTTCATTTACCGGCGAACCGGGAACCGTCAAGGATATCTATGCTTTTCTGCGGCGCCATAAGACGAAATCATTTTCGTTTACCCCACCAGGCGGTGATCTGGCTCTGTGGCGAGTTGAGGCAGACAGCCTGCAGCGCGTCACCAAAAGTAAAACGGTGGAAACCGTATCAGCCACCTTTGAACAGGCGTTTGCACCATGAGCTTAAACAGTGATTATCAGAAACTTGAGCCGGGCAATGTTGTCCGGCTTTTTGATGTCGATGGCACCGCATTTGGTGTTTCCGACGTTCTCCGCTTCCACGCCCACAATATTGCTCACACTCCCGATGAAATTGCCGCTGCTGGTGGAGATGAAAATAAGCTACCGGCGAAATCGATCTGGTGGCAGGGGCAGGAATATAAAGCCTGGCCCTGCCAGATCGAGGGTATTGAGACGGCGACCGACGGGACCAGCGCGCAGCCGACGCTGTCGGTCGCTAACCTGGACAGTTCCATTACGGCGCTGTGTCTTGCTTATGATGACCTGCTGCAGGCAAAGGTCACGATTCATGACACGCTGGCGCAGTATCTGGATGCGAAAAACTATCCGGAGGGCAACCCGTCAGCGGATCCGCAGCAGGAAAAGCTGAAGGTGTTTTACATTGACGCCAAGAGCACTGAAACCAATGAGGTGGTGGCGTTTACGTTATCCAGTCCAATGGACCTGCAGGGGCTGATGATCCCGACGCGCCAGCTACATTCGCTTTGTACCTGGTGTATCCGTAACAAATACCGCTCAGGTGATGGATGTGACTATGCCGGAACGCGTTATTTCGACAAGCACAACAACCCGGTTAACGATCCGTCACTCGATGAATGCCCCGGTACGCTCACTGCGTGCAAGTTGAGGCATGGCGAGGGGAACGAGTTGCCGTTCGGTGGTTTCCCTGGCACATCCCTGATCAGGAGCTGATATGCGTCAGAAAATTATCGATGCCATTATGGCGCATGCTGCTGCTGAATATCCGCGCGAATGCTGCGGCGTGGTGGTGCAAAAAAGCAGGGTGCAGCGGTACATTCCCTGCCGTAATCTGGCAACCGATCCGACAGAGCATTTCCACCTGTCACCGGAGGATTACGCCACTGCCGAAGACTGGGGAACAGTGATTGCCATTGTCCACAGCCACCCGGATGCCACGACGCAGGCGAGCGAACTGGATAAGGCACAGTGTGACGCTACGTTACTTCCGTGGCACATCGTCAGCTGGCCGGAGGGGGATCTGCGTACCATTCAGCCGCGGGGCGAGCTGCCGCTACTGGAGCGCCCGTTTGTGCTCGGTCACTTCGATTGCTGGGGGCTGGTGATGAGTTATTTCCGGCAAACGCACGGCATTGAGCTGACGGATTACCGCGTGGATTATCCCTGGTGGGAGGATAGTTACCCCGAAAACTTCTACCACGATTGCTGGTATGAATGCGGATTCCGTGAATTCAGTGGCGTACCGCAGCCAGGTGATATGGTTATCATGCAGGTCCAGGCTAATAAGTGGAACCATGCAGGGATCCTGCTGGAGGGCAATATGTTACTCCACCATCTTTACGGACATTTGAGCCAGCGTGTGCCGTATGGGGGATACTGGCAGGAACGGACGATGAAGGTACTTCGCTATAAGACTCTAGCTTAAGCCCATTTAGGTGGGCTGTTCCCCTGGAATTTCCACCCCAAATCCATCCACATCCCAAGTCTTTTCCCAGACTTCGTAACCTAACTCTTTTAGGCGACTAAAAGTTTTTTTGAAAACAGTGTTGAAATCATCGTCACTAAGTCCGTCCAACTCAAGATCGCTGAGATGAATATGGAATGTGGAATGACCAATCCGTACCTTTTTGTTGATCTCTGAAAAAGTCCTTTTGAATATTATTTCAGAGAGTTCATCCCTCGCTTTTTCAACAAGTTGAATTGCATCTTGAGCAGAAATTACTTCATCTTCACGTAATTCGCTAAGGAAGCTGTTGTCGAGACGTTGAACTATTTCAGCATTCATAGAGCGGTTATTGGATTTTGCTGCATCTTCAATTTTTTCTTTTAATTCAATTGGTAATCTTATTCTTAGTTGAGGATCTTCTCTGCTCATTTGGTTGCCTCACTCAAAAAGTTCACATTATGTAAATTATGCCCCACGGTGGGGTTGACATCAATGACGCACGGTGTGACACTTTATGTGTCCCACCGTGGGGCATGATTGGAGGGGCTATGGAAAAAGCAAAAGATATGTACCAGCGAAAGGTTCGATTTCCTGAAGATGTTCGGTTGGCGATAGAGAGAAATGGGGAAGAAGAGTGCCGGCAGTTCAATACTGAGCTCATCTATCAGTTGAGGAAAGCGTACGGATTAGAAGGGGGGAAGAGTGAACAAGCATAAAAACAGTGGAACCCAGGAGTGCGCGAACACCCTGGGCTTCTTATCGAAGAAATCCTTGGCAGGAAATATCGACATGAACAGTGTAACGAAAGAAGAGCTGAACTTCCATGGCATTTCTCTGCAGCCAGTTCCTGATATCGATGGCATCTGGCTGACCGCTAATCAGATTGGTTACGCGCTTCAATATGCAGACGATAAAGCTGTTCAGCGAATTTTTGCTCGTCATATTGATGAGTTTACAGAAAAAATGACAAGGGTGGTCAAGTTGACCACCCCTGGTGGGCATCAGGAAACTAGGGTTTTTTCTCTACGTGGCGCACACATGGTCGCTATGTTTGCCAGAACTCCGGTTGCTAAAGAATTCCGACGCTGGGTGTTAGATACTCTGGATCGTGAGGTGTCTATAAACATTCCAGTATCGAAGATGCTCAGCGATCGAGAAATACACGCCCACAATGCAAACGCAATGTTCGATTATTTCGAGATTATGTGTGAAGCATGGTTTAACCAGATAGAGCCAGCATTGAGGGCTATCGAATCACCTTTGGCCGGTCGCCTTCATGATCGTTTTAATGACGGAGCTGCCTTCATGTACATGATTAAGGATTATGCTGATCGGCAACTTCAACAGGGAGAGCGAGCGAGGATTTATTGAATTTTGCAGCGATGCAAATAAAAACGCCATCGGCGGCAACCGATGGCATCTATAACTTGCATAGTGGAGAAATTATGCAGCAAACAAATATGTCTACAGCTACTGTAGCAAATGCGTTTCATCATGTCACCATGTCCAGCCGCGAGATCGCAGAGTTAACAGGGAAGCAGCATCAGCATGTTAAACGTGACATCGAGAATATGCTCGCTGACCTTAGCGAAGATGTGTCCAGTTTTGGACGCATCTACCTGGACACCATGAATCGCCAGCAGATGGAGTACGACCTTGATCGCCGTCATGTAGAATGCCTCCTGACCGGGTATAGCGCCTCCTTGCGAATGAAGGTAATTGACCGCTTGCATGAGCGAGAAGTTGGAACTTCAGCTGTTCCAGCGCCTCTATCTCAGAATGAGATTATTGCTGCAATCGCAATGGCGAACGTAGAGCAGGATAAACGCATACATGCTTTGGAACAGCAGGTTGATGATATGGCGCAGGGCGCTATCCCTGCCGGGTATCAAGGGTATTCTTACCTTGTTGAGAAGACGGGCCTGAGTGATAAGAAGTGTCGCCAATTGGTGTCAGCCTATGATATCAACCATAAAACGGTGCCACACGTTGCCCCGAATGGCGCAGTCACTCGTATGACAGTTATTAATGAACATGAATTCATGGATGCTTTTAGCGGAATGCTTGCTGAGACCGAAATTCGTGGTTCCTTCCATCATCACGCCAAAATGGGGCGCTTTATGCTCGCGGGTGAGGTGCGTTCCTGATGCAAGCGTTACAGCGAGTCAGCGCCCCAGTTTATGTGGTTTCTCGTTATGGCAAAACGTTCCGCTGCTTTACTCGGAACACCGCAATTAAGCGACTTGCTCATTACATGACTCAGCGGATGTTCTATCGCGCAGGTATTAAGACCCGAGCAGTGACGAGAATTGATCGTGATGATGTGGCCATCCACTACATCAACAAACCAACTCAGCGTTACTGGGATGCGCAGGCGAAATGCGAAAGGCGAATTAGAAAGCTCCTTTCCAGAAAGTAATAGCAACCGCTTAACTGATCTATAAAACCAACCCGCTTAACTGCGGGTTTCTTCGTTACCCCGATCCCTGTTACTCTTTTGGCAAATTGATCAAAGGTGATAGGGATATGAAAAAGGCCATATTATTTGTTTCGTTGTTGGGGTTGTTCGGGTGTAGCGCTTCTTCTTTGCAGGAAGGAGAACCGATTTATACTGGCCATTCTTCAAAGAGTGCAGCGCAATTTAGTAAATGCTTGTCACCAAAATGGCAGGACTTACACCCGCAAGCAACGAGCATTGAAACGGAAACTGGGTATAGGATATCGGCTGCCGATGATTTATTCGGAGTTTTATCAATGGCGATTATACAAGGAGACGACAAAGGCGGCTCTAATGTGAAAGTGTATGCAGCCAGTAGGGGCATTGGCGATCCATGGAGTAAAGCTGCTCGCTCTTGCCTCTAAGAAATTTCTAATCGCTAAAGCCACTTTATGTGGCTTTTTTTATTGGGGTTTATATGCAAGAAGTCATGACAAGAATTGAACTAGGTGGAGATCTAGGCAAATCATTTGGGAAAATACATAACAGGCTAATAAGAACTACTGCCGAATCAATAAATGCTTTATCAAAAACAATTCCCGGTTTTGAAAAATACCTTAATACCAGCAAAATGCGTGGGTTAACGTATGCGGTATTTAAAGGTAAAAAAAACCTTGGGATGGATGATTTAGGTTTCCCCGTTACGGGAGAGGTTATTCGAATTGTTCCCGTGGTGATCGGAAGTAAAAAAGCAGGTTTACTGCAAACAATTCTGGGAGCCGTTCTTGTTGTTGCTGGGGCGTTGGGCGCAACACTAGGGCAGGCATGGGGTGGGGCTGCGTGGGGGCCAGCAGCCATGAAAATAGGCGCGGCGATGATGCTGGGCGGTATTGTGCAGATGCTATCCCCACAACCTGCCGGGCTTGCCAGTAAACAGGATGCTGATAATCAGGCTTCCTATGCCTTTGGTGGCGTGACGAACACTGCAGCTCAGGGTAATCCTGTTCCTCTTCTATATGGCCGACGGCTTATAGGTGGTGCAATTATTTCTGCGGGTATCTACGTCGAAGACAAGCAGTAGTAAATATCATTTCTAATAACCACCTTCGGGTGGTTTTTTTATGGGTGAAATATGGCGCCGAAAAAAATCACAGGGCGAAAAGGTGGCGGCTCTAAAAGCCGAACGCCGACGGAGCAACCGGATGATCTCCAGTCTGTCGCAAAGGCAAAATTGCTAGTGGCGCTGGGTGAAGGTGAATTTGCTGGTGGTTTGACCGGAAAAGACATCTACCTCGATGGGACTCCACTGGAGAACGCCGACGGTTCGACAAACTTTGGCGGTCTGGTCTGGGACTTTCGCCCAGGTACTCAGGCTCAACAATACATCCAGGGGATTCCGGGCTCAGAGAACGAAATCAGCATGGGGGTTGAGATATCAAGTGCTACCGCTTGGACCCGTACTTTCACAAATACGCTGCTTTCTGCTGTGCGCCTGCGCATTAAGTGGCCCTCAATTTACAAGCAAGAGGATGATGGTGATTTGGTGGGATACACCATCAATTACGCCATCGATCTGCAGACCGACGGCGGCTCATGGAAAACCGTTCTCGATACTCGGGTATCGGGCAAAACAACCACAGGCTATGAACGAAGCCACCGTATTGATTTACCGCAGGCTGGCAGCACATGGACATTGCGCCTCCGTAAAACTACAGCTGATGCGCACAGCGCCAAAATAGGCGACACCATGACACTGCAGAGCTACACGGAAGTAATCGACGCCAAATTGCGTTATCCAAATACCGCGCTGCTCTACATCGAGTTTGATTCGAGCCAGTTTAACGGATCCATTCCGCAGATTTCATGCAAGCCTAGTGGGCGGGTGATTCGTGTACCGGATAACTACGACCCGGAAACCAGAAGCTATCTCGGCACCTGGACCGGCGCTTTTAAATGGGCCTGGACAGATAACCCTGCATGGGTGTTTTACGATCTGGTGTTGAACGACCGTTTCGGTCTGGGCAATCGCCTGACAGCTGCCAACATCGATAAATGGTCACTCTATGAAGTGGCGCAGTATTGCGACCAGATGGTGCCCGATGGAAAAGGCGGCAGCGGGACCGAGCCACGTTATACCTGTAACGTTTATGTGCAGGACCGGAACGACGCTTACACCGTGCTACGTGATTTCGCGGCTATATTCCGGGGGATGACGTACTGGGGGGGCGATCAAATTGTTGCGCTGGCCGACATGCCGCGGGATATCGACTTTTCCTACACACGCGCAAACGTGGTCGACGGCTTGTTTACCTACGCCAGCAGCACCACCAAAACCCGTTACACCACCGCGCTGGTTTCCTGGTCTGACCCTGATAACGCCTACGCCGACGCCATGGAGCCGGTATTCGAGCAGCAGCTCGTTGCGCGCTACGGCTTTAATCAGCTGGAAATGACAGCCATCGGATGTACCAGGCAATCAGAAGCGAACCGAAAGGGGCGCTGGGGTATTCTCACCAACAATAAGGATCGCGTTGTTTCGTTTGATGTTGGCCTGGACGGAAACATTCCGCAGCCGGGATACATCATCGCCGTGTCAGACGAGCTTCTGTCCGGCAAAGTTATGGGTGGCCGCATCAGTGCTGTTAACGGTCGCGTGATAAAACTTGACCGCGTAGCTGATGCAGCAGCAGGCGATCGCCTTATTATCAATCTTCCCTCCGGTGCGTCACAGAGCAGGACTATTCAGGCGATTAATGGGGAATCAGTCACAGTCACCACGGCATATAGTGAGACACCACAGGCCGAAGCTGTATGGGTGGTTGAGTCAGACGGGCTCTACGCCCAGCAGTATCGTGTTGTCAGTGTCTCCGATAACAATGATGGTACTTTCTCTATTACCGGCGCATGGCACGACCCGGATAAATATGCCCGTATCGATACCGGAGCCATCATTGACCAGCGGCCGGTGAGTGTGATCCCGCCGGGTAATCAGTCGCCGCCGGCTAACATTGTGATCAGTTCGTTTTCAGTGGTTCAGCAGAATATCAGCGTTGAGACCATGCGGGTGAGCTGGGACCAGGCGCAGAACGCCATCGCCTACGAGGCACAGTGGCGCCGCAATGATGGTAACTGGGTAAACGTGCCGCGCAGCTCCACCACATCCTTCGATGTATCGGGTATTTATGCCGGGCGTTACCTGGTGCGTGTACGTGCTATTAACGCTTCTGAAATATCCTCTGGCTGGGGATATTCCGAAGAAAAAACGCTGACGGGTAAGGTGGGAAATCCGCCAAAACCTGTCGGCTTTGCGACAACGCCGATCAACTGGGGGATTCGCCTGAACTGGGGATTCCCGGCTAATACCGGGGACACACTGAAAACGGAAATTCAGTACACCGCGAACAGTGATTTCTCTAATCCTCTATTGCTGTCGGATGTGCCTTATCCGTCAGCCGAATACACCCAACTGGGACTGAAGGCGGGACAGGAGTTCTGGTACCGCTCGCAGCTGGTTGACAGAACGGGTAATGAATCAGGCTGGACCGACTGGGTTCGTGGAGAATCCAACGCGAATGCTGACGACTACCTGGGAGATATTGCTGATGACTTCCTGACGTCTGCCGATGGTGACCGCCTGACAAGCGACATTGATACCAATCTGGAAGCTGCGTTGCAGAATGCGCTGGCCAACCATGGAACGGTGGAACACCAGTGGGCGCAGTACGGCGAGATACGCGCGGATATTCTGGTGGTTAAAACGACCATTGCGCAGGTCGATAAGGCCATGGCTGAAATGTCGACGCAGGTGCAGGCGCAGTTCAATGATGTGACTGCCGCGCTGGAGGACAAGCTTACTGCCGTGGTTCATGCTACCGGAGCATCTGCAATTTATACCCTCAAAACCGGAGTCCGGATTAACGGCGTGATGTATAACGCCGGAATGTCGATTGCGGTGCTGGCGGAATCGGGCAAGCCGGTAGTCACCCGTGTCGGGTTTAACGCCAATCAGTTCGTCCTGATGAGTGGCAGCGGCGATACGCAATATTCACCGTTTGCGGTGGTCAATGGTCAGGTCTTTATCAGCGATGCGTTTATTCAGTATAGTCAAATCACTCTGGCAAAAATTGGCGAACTGCGCTCCGCTAATTATGTTCAGGGACAAACAGGCACCATTATGAAATCAGACGGAACGTTTGAAATGAATGGGGCTGTTGCCGGGGAGGGGGCAACGAAAATGACAAATCTGAATTACAGCGTTAAAGATGGCAATGGCGTTCTCCGCGTGCAGATTGGCAAATTAACAGGGGTATTCTGATGACATGGGGAATTCAGACATGGGACGCTAACGGTGTCCCGAATAACTATGGCATTAAACCTGTAACCGTGGTGGGCATCATCGATCTTGCTTTAGGTCAGAAAACGGGAAGCTACCAGTTCAACATCGAGCCCGGTTTAAAGGTCGGTTTTGCGGTTGGTACTCTGGAGGATAAAGGGACAATAAGTTACACAGATAAAAGAAATATTATTGCATCTGGAAACACCATAACAATACAGCCTTCAGGTAGTGATGGGATTAATGATTACCCGGCAGTCAAAGTGCAGTTAATCGTTTTTGCGGAGACTGCGTAGATGGCTAAATATGGCGCATTGATTTCATTACCTAACGGGAACCCTTTTATCACGCCTGATTCCACACCAATGACGCTTTACCGAAAAGTAACGGTAAACTCAACTTTTGGGGGGAATTTTAACAGTGCTTCGGCGTCCGTGACTATCGACGGTCAGAAGGGAGGGATTGCATTTGCAAGAACCAGCGCCCCGGCGAAGATATCAGCTTCAAAAAGTGGCAATACGTTCAGTGTTGATGCCTCTAATTACAGGGGGGCGGCTTTTGTCCTTGAGGCCTATTTTTTTGCCATATATCCGCTTACCCTTCCGGCCTGGGGTGTGGCTATATGGGATGCCGAAGGGACGCTGGTACTTACGAACGAGTCCCGGGTATTAAGCGACCTTACAACTATTGGTTCACCAGGTGCTGTAAGTGGTGGGCTTAACATTGATACATACATGGCAGGCAAATGGGCCGTAAATCCGATGGGGCTGGGATCTGTCATCCTCCATGCGGGTTCTGCACCAGGTGGACAGCCAATATTTCAGTCTGTTGATGTGGGGACGGGTTGCCATGACGACACTGGTGGTACAAGAATTAGGGGGCAAAGTTCAACCACTGCAAGTGGTTCCTCTATCGGATCAACGAATAGCGGAATTGTGATAACGGCGATAAATACAGCTGCATATGATTAAACTGATCGATTTAAACGATCAATTTTAGAATATTGATCTATTAAAACTATTTTTATTATTCAATGCTATTGGTTATTTTTTTGTTTAAATAATTAACTCTGGTATTGAAATGAAAAATATAATTATTCCAGTTATTGTCTGCCTGGTGCTTTCAGCGTGTTCAGGACCTGTTCTGGAGAAACAGAAACCGGTTTGTCAGGCAGAGTTTGCGCCTGGCGGGCTGACCCAGTCAATACAGATTTACGGTGTACGAAAGATTGCTAATCAGACTGAGTACAGGGCCGGTTATCCCTTTAACTGGCGATGGGTAAATAAAAATAACTTTACCCGTTCAAATTGCCCTCAATGAAATACCAAAAATAACCCGCTCCGGCGGGTTTTTTATTATCTGAATTCAGGAGATATCCATGTCAGCAGGAACTTTAACCCTGACGAATAACTCTGCTGCTGTCGCTGGCAACGGGACCGCGTTTACCACCGAGGTGGCGGCCGGAGATTTTATTGTTGTCACTGTCGGAGGTGTTCCCTATACGCTCCCGATTAAATCAGTGGAAAGCGGTACAGCGTTGACGCTGGTAAGCAATTTCACCGGGCCAACACAATCTGGCGCTGCCTGGTCAGCTGTTCCCCGTGTGGCGCTGAATATGGTTACCGCAGCGCTGGTGGCACAAAGTGCGGAAGCCCTGCGAGGCCTGAACTACGACAAACAGAACTGGCAACTGATATTCAGCAGTAGCGGAGATGCCACGGTTAAATTGCCTGATGGCACTTCATTCACCGGACCAGCCTGGGGAGGGATTGCTACAACGTTAAATAATATAAATGCGGCATTGGGCAATAAGCTGGACAAACAACAGAACCTGAAAGATTTGGAAGACAAAGCCGCCTCTCGTTTAAATCTTGGGCTGGGTAGTGCCGCGGTGCTGAACTCCGGTTCTGCACTCAATCAGGTGTTAACGGTCACTAATTCCGGTGAAAAAACTTTTGGTCTTGGGGCATTGTATCCGGATAACCTCACGAACACTTCTCTGGGTAGTAATGCCCTTGGTTTTTTCAGACAGAGTGGCGCAAGCGGTTATGACTGGTATGGTGACTGGGGGGGTGGGATAACATTTGCGTATTCACTACCCTCCAAGTTTACTATGTTTGTTTCCCAGGCTGGCATAGTTTCGTTCAGCATGATTTCCGCTGGGGGAGTTGAGACCTGGCGCGCTAAAGTTCTCACGAACAGGAACACCACAGTAGATTCAGGGGGGTTCATTAAGACCGCTTCGCCGATCGTCAAAGTGTTTCATAATGGTCAGTCTGAGGTAAATGATGAATCAGAAGGGTGCGTGGTGGAGCGGCTTTCTGTCGGGCAATATCTTATCACTGGCTGCATTGGATTAAATTCTGATGCTGCGTGGGGTGGAACGGATGGCGGTTTCGAAATCCCGGTCGACAGAAACAAGCAACCCCGCATCTGGCTGGACTACAAAGTTAATGCTGATGGCTCGGTATTGATCAGGACCTATCACCGGGTTTATCCGTCCGCTCCGTCGTTTGCTCAGAACAGAATAGGGAATACCGATATTAACGGTGTGTTTACTGAGACAGTTGCTGATGGCGAACTTGTCGACATTCCTGCAGATTCGTTTGTGTCCGTGCGTGTGGAAATGCCGGAAGACAGCATCTGGAACCAGAGGCAGAAAGAAACACGGGAGGCTCAGGAAAAAGCTGAACGCGAGCGCCAGCAAAATCAGCAGGGTGCTCAGTCTTAAAAATGGCAGTTGCCGTAGTCACGTCGTATGCAACGTAACTGCGGCAGGCAACAGAGTGTTCATGCCCGCATTGCCTGCGATGAAGATAGCAAAGATGGTGATTGCCGTCTTTCATTATCGCCAAAGTCGCTTACCCTGCCTGACTGCTTCCATAATTGCAGCGCCAGTATGCTCGTATTCAGGAAGAGCCAGAACACGCCAGTTTTTTTGCACGAACACCAGAAGACAACAGCGCTCATCCACTGTCCCTTTAATGGCAAAGTTACGCAGATTGCCAGGGGGGACTGGGAGCTTTTCACCGGGTTTTGGGAAGTAAATCCTGACGCCGGATATGATTAAGTTGTCCATAGTTCATTCGCTCACTAGCCACATATCAGCTTCTTCAAACATTTCCTGAACAGTACGGCTTATCTGTTCCTTCTCATGCTTGCTGGCGTCAGTGTTGATCGCCGGCAGTGTCATCATCGGTTTAACCCTGACATCAGCGTCAGGGAAAATCCGGTGAACCCTCTTACTCAATTCGCCCAGAATGATATCTTTTGCACCGGGCAGACCATCAAAATTCCTTTTGTCATAAACGAGTTCCACGAACATTGCTTATTGCCTCTTTACTGGATGGATATACAGTATATATACTGTGTTTTTATCCGGTATTCAAGAGAGGGCGTAAACATGGGCTTTCCTTCACCAGCTACCGACTATATAGAGCAGCGGGTTACGCCAGCCAGTGTCTGCATGACTCCCGACAGTCGCATCCTCGAGACGTCGGCGGGTTATGCGCTCATCGTCCCGGTCACGCGCCCACAGCAGGGTGATGCGCTGTTGATTCTGTCCGGAGGTCGGACGCAGTTTGCGAAGCTTAGGGGGAAAGCGTTAATCACGGATGACGGCGAAGCGATCGAAGGTGATGCAGCTGAAGAGGCTGAGGTTATGAGGCGGGTGACGCACTTTATCAACAGCACTGATGCTGCGATATCTCTTGAGGCGGCATTGGCGCAGTTTTGA